CTAGTTTGCCATGTTTTATTATTTTTCTGTCTATGTATAGTCCTCCTGCCTTTCCTCGATTTGTTTCAGCGTTTACAGCTGCAGAGAAAGAATTCTTTTTCAAAGCCAAGGTTTTGATTCTAGCTAACTCTGCTATGTGGCTTTCGTAAGTAACACCAAATTTTAAATCTCTTTCTTGTTCCAATTCATCCTTGTATTTTACTACAAGTGGTGACTGTCTTGGGTTTGTTAACTCACTACCCTCAACTCTAGCTCTTTTTGGTGAATACCCTGCTAGCTCCGCTGCTTCCATCTTATTGACAGGTCCTTCTGGG